TATACACGGTACATTACAGATACACTGGCTCTGAAGAATCTGGAGGAAAAACTTACTCATCAACTAATATTGGAACACAAAGCTATACTTATACAGCTGGAGATCCTTTTGTACCTTACGAAGATACTGAAGCTTTTGAAGCTGTAGTTATTGGATGGTTAGAAGGATCATTAGACGTGCCAGCAATACAAGCTAGCATAGCCGCAAGTATAGAATCTCAAATTACACCTGTAAACGAAGACTTATACTTCACATGGCAAAATCCAACTCCACCGGTACCACCAGTAGAAGAGGAAGAAGAAGAATAGGTAAATATTACTAAAAACAAGTGATAATACAAATATACCCTGCTCGGGAAGAGCATTAACCAATGTCTAACTAAAAACCAAAACCAATGACATTTTATTACCAGACTAGTTCGTGGAATAGTCAACCACAAGTTACAGATGAAACCAAGAAAGTATGGGAGCATATAATTCAGAAAAAAAACTGGAGGATTGTTCAACTACCAAATGGATTTTTTCAAACTGAATACCTTGATCCTAAAGAAGAAGATTCTTGGATCGACGTAACGAGACGTGAAACAATGGAAGGTGCAGAGTCAGCAATTGACGCTTCAATTAACCATTATGAGAAAAAACTTTCTTATATTCGCGGACCACAAGTCGTTAAAACCTTTAAATAAAATAAATCAAATTAAATTAAATTAAATTATGTCTGACAAAATAGTCAAAAACTTAAGCTTTGGTGACAAAGCTAAGTTTGAAGTATTTAAAGGAATAGAACAACTCACAAGTGCTGTTGGCTCCACATTAGGGGCCAGCGGTAAATGTGTGATAATGGAGGACAGTAACGGTGATCCTATAATAACAAAAGATGGTGTTACAGTTGCTAATTCTATTATATTAAAAAATCCTATTCACAATATGGGTGCTACACTTTTAAAAGAAGCAGCACGTAAAACAGTAAAAGAAGCTGGAGATGGAACCACCACAGCAACAATATTAGCACACGCTATATTAGCTGAGGTTTATAACTCTAAGCAAAAAGATACTAGTATAAGAGTAACTAAACAAAACATCTTAGAAGCTGTTAATGACGTTATAAGTTATATAGATAAAAACAGTATTGAAGTGTCAGGTGACATGATAGATAATGTAGCAACTATATCAACTAATAACGATAAAGAGTTAGGTAAGTTAATAGCTGATGCTTTTAGAGAGGTTGGCACAACGGGTGTTGTAACAATGGAAGCCTCTGAATCAGGTAACACGGAAGTTGAAATACTAGAAGGCGTTGAATATAATAGAGGTTATTCTCACGCAAACTTTACAACTAATAAAGAAAAGAAAACCGCTGAATTAGAAAATCCAGTTGTTTTAATAATGGAATCAAAAGTAGATTCAATAAGGCAAATACAATCAGTTTTAGAACATGTTATAAAAAATAATAAATCATTATTATTAATAGCTGAAATAGAACCACCAGTGTTATCAGCTCTTATGATGAATAAAATGAAGGGTAATATAAAGCTTAATGTTATTGAGCCTCCTTCTTATGGTTTAAATAGAAAAACAATACTAGATGATTTAGCTTTGCTAACAAATTCTACGATTGTAAATGAAGACCTAGGAGACGACTTAAGCGTTATAGACTTAGATTACTTAGGTCAATGCGTTAAAGCTTCTTCTGACAATGAAAGAACGATTATAACAGTAGATGATCTAAGTGACGAAGTGCTAGACATTATAAAAAGCATTAAAAAAGAATTAAAGCAGAAAAATAAACCACATACAATTATAAATCTAGAAAGAAGATTGGCTAGATTGTCAGCTAAAGTAGCTATAGTTAAAGTTGGTGCTAATTCTGATATTGAATTAAAAGAAAAAACAGATAGAGTCGAAGACGCTATTTGCGCTACTAAAGCCGCAATAAAAGAAGGTATAGTACCAGGTGGAGGAATCGCCTTATTAAACGCTTCAAATAATTTAAAATCTAAATCAATAGGCCAGCAGTGTTTATACAATGCTATAAAAGCTCCTTTTAATATGATACTAAGTAATGCAGGTTTGTCTTTAACTAAAAAACAAGATGATTATTTAGTTTCTAATGAAGGTTATGGTTTAGATGTGGTTACAGGAAATATGGTAAATATGGTAAAAGAAGGTATTATAGACCCTTCTCTTGTTACTAAAAGTGCCCTTATAAATGCGGCTTCTGTAGCTACAACTATTATGTCAACCGATTGTGTAATCAATAACGTAAGAGTAGATGAAAGCGCTAGGTAGAAATTTAATAATAGAAAAAATAAAAGAAGGAACTACCTCAACAAAAGGTGGTTTACTTTTAGCTGAATCACATAAAGATGACATTAGGTATTTAAAAGCCAATGTAATTAGTATAGGTGATGAAGTTGAGGGATTGAATACTGGTGATGTTATATTTTACGACAGACATTCAGGTCACAAAGTAGAATTAAAAGATAAGTCGTACCACGTAATAAAATTACAAGACGTGGTCGTTGTTTTATGAAAAAGCTATCAGCAAGTGATTTAAAAGATATAAACTTGCTTAAACATTACCGGATAATCCGCAAATGGGCTTCCAAAAACAACGACTTAAATGAAGCTGATTTAGAGTTGTTAATATACTTAGACTGTGTTGACTTATTTACAATTAAAGATTTCAAAAAAGGTGTTTATTCTTATAGCTGGGATAACAGAAGGTGGAGTAGATTAATAAAAGATAATTGGATAGTTGTTTGGAGAAAAAGAAATAGAACTAATCAAACTTATAATATATATAAGGTTTCTGTTAAAGGCAAACAATTAATTAGTAGGATGTATAGAATAATGCTACAAGAAGAAGAAATACCAACTAGCACTAGAAGAAATAAAATAATGAAAAGAAAAACATATATGGATAAAGTATTGACTACATCTATAAATGATATAAACAAGGAAATAAATAAAAACTAAATTATGCACGATTTAAAATACGATCCATCAATGGAAAAATTAAAGCCAGGAAAACACGTAGGTATAGTAGGTGAATCTCACATATGGGATGGACCTCTAGATCAGTCAGGTAGAGCTCATGGTATGGGTTCAAGTTCTGGTATAACTGGAATGCAAATATTAAAAGCGCCTATTTCTTACAAAGGAACAAGCCCTGTGATACTTGCACAAGAAGAATCATAAAAAATAAAAAAAATGAGTACATACAACGCATCATTAACCGTTATACCCAGTGACGATTATAATTTACCTCAACCTGGGTTATTAAAAACTGGATCAGCGGCTGCGGGTTCTAATACTACAACTTTAATTGATTCATCTGCTGAGTTTACAAATGCTAAAACAAACGCATTGGGGTATAACATAAGCAGTGGTGATATTATATATAACAAGACGCAGAGCAAATGCTATCAAGTTAAAAACGTAGTAAGTGACACAACTATAACTATAGCTACAGCAGGCGTTGCAATAGCAACCAATGATGTGTATGAAATATACAAAGGCAATGTAGCTGGTAGCGAGGGTTATTCTTTGTACTTTGGAACTACAGGTGATGTTAAAATTACAGATGTTTCAGGAAATACAACAACTATAAATAATATTCCAGCTGGTAAAATACTTGATCTACAAGTGGTAAAAGTTTTTGCTTCTTCACCAACACCTCCTATTGACATAGTATTATTAGATAAATTAGATTAAAAAAAATTATGGCATATAAACAAAACTTTGGCCCTTCAAGAAAATCTGGTAAAGCTGTATCCATGTGCGGTGTTTCAAGAATAACCAACGAATCATATGGCGCTGAGATTGGTGGAGCTGCAGATAACGCATATTCAAATTACCAAGGAAAGGCAACAGAAGCTAATGCTTATGTGCAATCTGACATACCTACAGGTGGTATGACTATTGATGGTTCTACTGGAAAATCAAGTGGCGGTAAGAAGACTAGCATAAAAAAAGATAGTGACGGCGGTGTTACTAAGTTGGGTAGATTAAACAATAAAGTACAAAAAGTAAAAGATGGTGGAGGTAATAAAGCTAAAGAAGCTAGATTAAAAGGTAGAATAAATAGAACTGAAAAAAGACAGTCTGAAAGAGCTGTACGAGTAGAGAAAAGAAACGAAAGAAAAATGGATCGTACTGTAAAAAGAGAAAAAACTAAAAACAAAATTCATAATTTCTTTAGTTCAGATAAATACGATATTAAAGAAACCAAACCAAAAAGCTCTGGTTATAAAGGTTGGGGAATGTTTTAAAAAATAAATTATGGCATACAAACAAAAAGGACATTACGGTAAATATAGCGGAAACGCTAAACACTCTAAACATCACATGGTTAATTCGTGGGAAGAAGAAGATGTGAAAAGAGGAAAACAGCAAATGAAAGAAGGTCACAAAGGCCACGCTGAAGCTTTATTTGATGATGCTCATGGTAGTTACAATTACGATGGTCATAACTCAACAGGTAGTGAATCACCTGCAAATTTTCTTGGTGGAGTTTTTGGAGCTGCCGGAAAACTAGTTGGAAGAAAAGGTAGTAGAAGTAGACTGAGACAACACAGTGAAGTAATGGATGCTTTAGGTAGGATAGAAGGTGAACTTGGTGGTGGTGAAAGCCAATCTCTTGATCCACAACAACCGGTTCAAAATGAATTACCAACCCCACCGTCTCAAACAATAGCAGAAGGTATTGCTTCTTTAGGTACAGCTTTTTCAGACAATCCATCTATTGATCAAGATAAAATTGACGTAGATTTATAATAAACAGAGTAAACTGACAAATCAAAACAAACATTTAACATTTAACATTTAACATTTAACAAAAAAAAGATTATGGCAAATTACATTAAAATTAAAGCTACAGACGTAGACGTAACTAACGTAACTTCTGATTTATTATTAGGAGAGATTGTATCAGTAGCACAAGGTTTAGCTAATGGTACTGGAGACGCAAACAAATTCACAGTTTACAACAGTATCGGAAAAAGCTTTCTATTTACTACAACTGGAAAAGCTAAACAATGGGCTGAAGCTGTTCAAAAAGCAATTACAGCTAATCCAGGTGGTATCATGTCAATTGTACAAAACAGTACAGGCGTTAAGATAACTGCATTAGTTATAGTATAACTATGAAATCTAAGGGATTAGGCGACGATGTTGCTAAGTTTACAGAAAAAACAGGTATTAAGTCCGTTATAGATAAAGTATCTAGCGGACTTAACCTTCCCTGTGGTTGTAAACAAAGACAAACAACGTTAAACAAAATGTTCCCTTATAAAGATTAATATGGCTTTTAAAATGAAATCACCGTTTGCTTTATCTACTACTCCAGTATATGAAAGAGAATTACCGGAGGGTATATTAGGTAAAGGTAATAAGAATGGAACTATATTAATTTCAGAAGACATTATTAAAGATCCTGAACAAACTAAAAGTATAATTGATCATGAAGAAGTTCATATAGATCAAATAAAAAGAGGTGATTTAGATTACGATAGTAAAAATGTCTATTGGAAAGGAAAAAAATACTCTCGATCTAAAATGAAAGAGGGCAATCCTAATTTACCTTGGGAAAAAGAAGCTTACAGTAAAACTGATAATTATAACAAATATTAAAAAATACAATGGGATATAAACAAAATTTTGGTCCAAGTAGAAAAGGGGCTAAGCACGGAAAAGACATGATTTCAAGAATCATGAGTAACACAGATACAGTGAGTCCATTAGATAACTCTGTTCAACATTTAAAAGGAATGAAAGGAGCTAAAGATGGTACTAAAGATTCAGGTATGTATAGAAAATCTTACATGAAAGGAGACTCTTACGCTGTACCAGCTGACAAACTAAAAGGTATACAAAAATCAGAAGGAATGTCAAGAGAAGGTTCTAAACCAGATTATATAGATATTGATGGTGATGGAGATAAAAAAGAATCAATGAAGTCTGCATCTGATGGAATGTCAAGACAAAAATATGGTGGTAACAAAGGAGACTTAAGAAGATCTGCTAAAAAAGATTATTAAAATAAAATGCCAAAAAAGAAGTTTTCCGAAACAAAAGTAGGTAAGTTTTTAGGTAGTGTTGCACCAGGAATATTAGGTGTAGCAAGTGACTTATTGCCAGACGCTGGCTTATTAAACGTTGTTAAAGGTTTAATAATAAAAGACGAAACTATCAAACCTGAAGACAAAGAAACTGCTTTAAAACTATTAGAACAAGATCAAGTAGAGATGCAAGAAGTATCTAAACGTTGGGCAAGTGACATGAAATCTGATTCATGGCTTTCTAAAAACACACGCCCAATGTCATTGATATTCTTAACGGTATCTATGGTAATACTTATACTGCTAGATAGTTTTAAAATAGAGTTTCATGTAGCTGAGGGATGGGTTTCATTATTGCAAACTCTTTTAGTTACAGTGTACGTTGCATACTTTGGTTCACGTGGAGCGGAAAAATTCAAAAGTATAGGTAATAATAATAATAAGTAAAATTAATAACAATTAAATTAAATCAAATGAGTAAAAAAGTAAAAAAGATTACAGAAGAAGAATTAAAGAACATAAAAGAAGTTAGTTCTAAATACAATGGGATTCTAACAGAGATGGGTTTTCACCAACTAAGACAGTGCAGTTTATCTAAATTAGCTGAGGAAGAAATTGAAAAGCTAGATAAAGTTAAAAAAGATTTAGAAGAGAAATACGGTCCAGTTAACATTAACTTAGAAGACGGTACTTATTCTGAAATAGAATCACAGGAAGATAAAAGTGAGTAATATTATTAGAAAAATCAGTATTGGTTCTGACTATAAAAATGATGCAATGCATTATTCTTTAGGTCAACAAGTATATGGTGGTCATGTTATATCACATATACTAGAAAATACTGAAGACAATTCTTATAATATTCATATAAAGAAAGATGATGAAATATTGCCATGGAAGAAATTTAATTCTAACATGGCAATATCCATCGAGTACGATTTACAGTATTAATGAACTCACTATACGACTTTATAGTTAGACCTCTTGGAAAAGAATATTCTAACGATATAAATATAGGCGGTGTTAAATTAATTTTAAACACCAAGATAGAAAGTTTTAAATTTGTAAATAACTTAGCTGTAGTTGTTTCAATTCCTCTAGCTTATAAAACACGTGTTAATGTTGGCGATATAATAGTTATACATCATAATGTGTTTAGAACTTTTTACGATATAAAAGGTAAAAAGAAAAAAAGTAGGTCTTGGTTTAAAGAAGATTTGTATTTCTGTTCTTTAGATCAAGTTTATTTATATAAGAATAAAAACGACGACGATTTTAAATCTATAAACAATAGATGTTTTATAAAACCATTAAAATCAAAACGTAAGTTTAGCGTAGACAAAGAGCAAAAGCTTATTGGTATATTAAAAATAGGTAATAGTTCGTTAGAAGCCGCCGGTGTGAGCGAGGGAGACCTTGTTGGTTACACCCCGTATGGAGAGTATGATTTTATTATTAACGATGAAAGATTGTACTGTATGAAATCAAATGATATTGTAATTAAATATGGAGATAAAGAAAACCAAACTGAATATAATCCAAGCTGGGCAAATAGCGGTTGATGAATTAATAAAGGTAGCTAAAGAACCTATTGTAGACTCTGGTGATGATATATCAGCAGATCGTTTAAAAAACGCAGCGGCAACAAAAAAACTAGCTATATTTGATGCTTTTGAAATATTAACAAGAATTCAAGAGGAGAAAGATATATTAAATGAAAAACCTAAAGAAGTGAAAGAAGAAAAAGCTTTTAAAGGTTTTGCTGAAGGAAGGTCTAAAAATGTATAAGCAAAGTTTATATAAAATATTAGATAATTATATTAACGCTAAAATTCTTAAAAGAAATAATAAGTACAAGAAGTGGGAGTATGGTTATAATGAAAAGCATGATATTGTTATAATATCCAAAGATGGTACTATAGGTGATGTATATGAAATAGATAACTTAAAAATAGCATTACCATCTACTCCAGAAAAAGTTATTAATTTAGGTAATAAAAAATGGAGCAAGGTTGATCCACCTGTAGAATTTAAGAGTATAAAAACAATATTCGACTGGGAGGATTACCCTATAGAATTTAAAGAAAAATGGTATGATTACATCAATGATGAGTTTAATAAAAGAGAAAAAGGTTTTTGGTTCATTAATAAGGACATTCCTACTTATATTACTGGTACTCATTACATGTACTTGCAGTGGTCCAAGATTGATGTTGGGAAACCAGACTTTAGGGAATCAAACAGATTATTCTTTATATTCTGGGAAGCTTGCAAGGCCGATATTAGATCCTATGGGATGTGCTACCTTAAAAACCGTAGATCTGGATTTTCTTTCATGTCATCAGCTGAAATTGTTAATCTTGCAACAATATCCTCGGATTCACGGTTCGGTGTATTGTCCAAATCTGGACAAGATGCTAAGAAGATGTTCACTGACAAGGTGGTACCAATCTCTGTTAATTATCCGTTCTTCTTCAAACCCATCCAGGACGGAATGGACCGTCCAAAGACCGAGCTTGCCTACAGGGTCCCGGCCTCGAAATTTACCAGGAGACGACTCGATTCCAAGGATAGATCCAAGCAAGAAGCCCTTGAAGGTTTGGACACGACCATCGACTGGAAGAACACGGGTGATAACGCCTACGATGGGGAGAAACTTAAACTCCTCGTCCATGATGAATCGGGGAAGTGGGAAAGGCCGAACAACATCCTCGACAACTGGAGGGTTACAAAAACCACCCTTAGATTAGGTAGTAGAGTAATTGGTAAGTGTATGATGGGATCAACATCAAACGCTTTAGATAAAGGAGGAGATAATTTTAAAAAATTATACTACGATTCAGATGTTACAAAAAGAAACGCCAATGGACAGACTCGCTCAGGACTATATTCTTTGTTCATTCCTATGGAATGGAACTACGAAGGATACATTGATTCTTATGGAATACCTGTCTTCGACACACCACAGAAAGCAGTTACAGATCCGCATGGCACGAAGATAAAGCAAGGTGTAATAGAGTATTGGCAGAATGAAGTTGAGGGATTAAAAGGTGATCAAGACGGTTTAAATGAATTTTATCGCCAGTTTCCAAGAACAGAGGAACACGCTTTTAGAGATGAAGCAAAACAATCTTTATTTAATCTAACTAAAATATATGAGCAAATAGATTGGAACGGAGACTTGAGACATAGTAATTTAATAACTCAAGGTAATTTTCAATGGGAAAATGGAATAAGAGATACTAAAGTTATTTTTGTCCCTCATAATAAGGGTAGATTTTATGTATCTTGGATACCATCACCGCATTTGCAAAATAAAATTATAATAAAAAGAGGTTTAAAATATCCAGCTAATGAACATATGGGGGCTTTTGGTTGTGATAGTTATGATATATCAGGAACAGTAGACGGTAGAGGATCTAATGGAGCTTTACATGGTTTAACCAAGTTTAGTATGGAAGATGCTCCAGCTAACCACTTTTTTTTAGAATATATAGCTAGACCTCAAACTGCAGAAATATTTTTTGAAGATGTATTAATGGCTTGCATATTTTATGGTATGCCTATACTTGCGGAGAATAACAAACCTAGATTATTATACCATTTTAAGAGAAGAGGATACAGGGGTTTTGCAATGAACAGACCAGATAAACTTAAATTATCAGTAACAGAAAGAGAGATAGGTGGAATACCAAACTCTAGTGAGGATATAAAACAAGCACACGCTGCTGCAATTGAATCATATATTGAAGATTTTATTGGCATAAAAAACAATGGTGAACACGGGGAAATGTATTTTCAAAGAACACTAGAGGATTGGGCCAAGTTTAATATTAATAATAGAACAACACATGATGCTTCTATAAGCTCTGGTTTAGCAATAATGGCTTGTAATAAAAACAAGTATAGACCTGTAGCACGTCTAGAGAAAAAAGTTTTTGATCTAGGAATAAAAAAATACAGTAATAACGGTCTTATGTCAAAAATAATTGAATAAATGAAAATATACACTAACTCAAATAGCGCGTTTCCAAGTCAGGTAGTACCAGACGCAGAAAAAGCTACGTTTGAATACGGTTCGCAAGTAGCTTCTGCTATTGAGACAGAATGGTTTGGTGCGGGTAGAACTAACGGTAATAGATACTTAACTAGTTTCAATAACTTTCATCATCTTCGTTTATATGCTCGTGGAGAACAGTCCGTTCAAAAATACAAGGATGAATTATCTATTAATGGAGATTTAAGTTATTTAAATCTTGACTGGAAGCCAGTGCCAATACTTGCTAAGTTCGTAGATATAGTTGTAAACGGTATTTCTAGTAAAGAGTATGATATAAAAGCTTATTCACAAGATCCTGAGTCAGTAAAGAAAAGAACACAGTATGCAACTAATGTTGCTAAAGATATGTTTGCAGCCGAGCAAATTCAAAAAGCTCAACAAGATTTAGGTATAAACATGTCTTCATCTAATGTGCCAAAGGATCAATTACCTGAAACTAAAGAAGACTTAGAGCTGCACATGCAGCTGTCATATAAACAGTCTGTAGAAATAGCAGAAGAAGAAGCTATCTCAACAACATTAGCAAACAATAAATGGGAGTTAACTAAAAGAAGATTAAATGAAGATTTAGTTGTATGTGGTATAGCTGCCGCTAAAACTAATTTTAATAAAGCCAACGGGATAACATTAGACTATGTAGATCCAGCTTATTTAATATACTCTTACACAGAAGATCCAAATTTTGAAGATATATATTATGTTGGTGAGGTTAAGTCTATAACAATACCTGAACTTAAAAAACAATTTCCGGATATTTCAGAAGATGAATTACAAAGAATTCAAGAAATGCCTGGTAACAAACAGTATATAACTGGGTGGGGTAATTATGATAACAACACTGTTCAAGTTTTATACTTTGAATATAAGACTTATACTAATCAAGTTTTTAAACTTAAAAGAACTGACCAAGGATTAGAAAAGATAATTCAAAAAACAGACGAGTTTAATCCACCAGAAAACGATACATTTGAAAAGGTGTCTAGGTCTATTGAGGTTCTTTATTCTGGAGCTAAAGTTTTAGGCACAAATACAATGTTAAAATGGGAGCTAGCTGAGAACATGACTAGACCATCAGCTGATACTACTAAAGTGGAAATGAACTACACTATCTGTGCACCTAAAATGTATAAAGGTAGAATAGAATCATTAGTTGGTAGATGTACAGGTTTTGCTGACATGATACAGATTACACATTTAAAAATGCAACAAGTTTTAGCACGTATGGTGCCAGATGGTGTATTTTTAGATATGGATGGTTTAGCTGAAGTAGACTTAGGTAACGGGACAAACTATAACCCAGCTGAAGCATTAAATATGTATTTCCAAACTGGTAGTATAGTTGGTAGATCACTTACTCAAGATGGAGATCCCAACAGAGGTAAAGTACCTATACAAGAACTACAGACGTCAGCCTCTGGAGCTAAACTACAATCCCTAATACAAACGTATCAGTATTACTTACAAATGATAAGAGATGTCACGGGATTAAACGAGGCGCGTGATGGTAGCATGCCTGATAAAGATGCTTTAGTTGGTTTAGCTAAAATGGCAGCTAATCAATCTAACATAGCTACAAAACATATAAACAACGCTAGTTTATATATAGCTTTACGTATATGTGAAAACATATCACTAAAAATAACTGATGTATTAAACTTTCCTTTAACTGCTAATAGCTTAATTGAAAGTATATCTCTTTATAATGTAGAAACATTAAGAGAAGTACAGTATCTAAACTTACATGACTTTGGTATATTTTTAGAACTAGAGCCAGACACAGAAGAAAAAGCTCAATTAGAACAAAACATACAGATCGCATTACAATCTGGTGGCATTGATTTAGAAGATGCTATTGATGTTAGACAAATAAAAAATCTAAAGTTAGCTAATCAACTCTTAAAACAAAAAAGAAAAAAGAAATACAAGAGAGATCAAGCAGCGGCTCAAGCAAATATACAAATGCAGGCTCAAGCAAATGCTAAAACAAATGAGCAAGCTGCGTTAGCTGAGGTTCAAAAACAACAAGCATTGACTGAGCAACACGTTAATTTAGAAAATGCAAAATCTCAGTTTGAAATACAAAGGATGCAAGTAGAGCTAGAAGGTAAAAAGCATTTGATGGCTCAGCAATTCGAATACGATAGGCAATTAGCTGAGATTGAAGCTCAAACTAAAACTTTAAAAGAACAAGAAATAGAAGATCGTAAAGATAAAAGAATAAAGATGGAAGGTTCTCAACAAAGTCAATTAATAGATCAAAGACAAAATGATCTACTTCCTATCGACTTTCAACAATCACAAGTTGGTGAAGGATTTTAAATTTTAACAATTAATTATATTATATCATGTCAGAAACAAAAACAAATGAACCTGTTAAACAGGAAGGTGAGTTTAAATTAAAAAAGAAAACACCTAAAAAATTAGGGATTACCAATAATGATCCCGTTAAAGTAGATTTAACTAAACCAGAAGCAACAGGGGAAGTAGTTCCTGATGTTGTTAAGGTTGATATACCTAAAGACGATGCCATTCAAATCGGAGAAACAGAGAAAGTGGATGTGGGCGAACAAGCCGGAGATAGCACTAAAGTGGACAAACAAGTACAAGAGTCCACTGAAGATGCTCAAGAGTCTTCACCAATCCAAGAAATAATAGAAGAAGATAAAGATAAAGTAAAAGAGATTAAAAAAGAGATTGTTGAAGCTAAACAAGAGCAACAAATTCTTAATAAACCTTTACCTGAAAACATCGAAAAATTAATTGACTTCATGGAATCTACTGGTGGTACAGTAGAAGATTATGTAGCATTAAATAAAGATTACTCATCTCTTGATAGTGCACAGCTATTAAGTGAGTATTATAAAAAAACAAAACCACATTTAGATCAAGAAGAAATAAATTTTCTAATGGAAGATGCTTTTAACTTTGACGAAGATGTGGACGAAGCAAGAGAGATTCGTAAGAAAAAACTTGCATATAAAGAAGAAGTTGCAAAAGCTAAAAGCTATTTAGAAAGTTCAAAAAGTAAATATTACGAGGAAATCAAGTTGAAACCAAGTGCCACTGGAGAACAAAAAGAAGCTTTAAACTTTTACAACAACTATAAGCAACAACAAGAGCTTGCAACTAAATTACATGGTGATTTTAGAGACAATACTAAAAAATTATTTTCTTCAGACTTCAAAGGTTTTGATTTTAACGTAGGAGATAAAAAATTTAGATATGGAGTAAAAGACCCTGTTAAGGTTGGTGAAACTCAATCTGATGTACAAAACTTTGTTAGTAGATTTTCTAATGATGAAGGTCAAATTGTAGATCAAAAAGGGTATCATAAAGCAATGTATGCTGCGATGAACGCTGATAAACTAGCTCATCATTTTTATGAACAAGGGAAAGCTGATGGCATTAAAAATGTTATTAGTAGCTCTAAAAATCCTTCAAAAGACGGACCGAGGCAAGTTGCTGATGGAAATGTTTTTATAAACGGGTTAAAAGTAAAATCAATTAGTGGTTTAGATTCATCAAAATTAAAAATTAAAACAAAAAAATTTAACTAATTAAAATTACAAATTATGGCTTTAACTCCTCAATTTGGTTCGATAGTACCATCGCAAGCTCAACAAACTCTTGCGAGTAATTATCTACAATTTGACAATGGCACGAACGATTTCGCACAACAATACTTACCTGAGCTTTATGAGCAAGAGGTAGAAAGATATGGTAACAGAACGTTATCAGGATTTTTACGTATGGTTGGAGCAGAAATGCCGATGACATCTGATCAAGTTATTTGGTCTGAACAAAACAGACTACACATTTCATACGATAACTGTACAGTTGCTGGTGCTGCCGGTGCTGCTGCAACTATCACAATCCCTGTTACAGCTGCTAACGCTGCTGTGCCAGTACTAAACGTTATTTCTCCACTATCAACTATTGTTGTAATGGATGACTTTGGAAACGAAGTAAAATGTTTAGTTACTTCTTCTGATACGCGTGCTGCCGGTGGTGGTGGTAACCCAGGAAGATTAATAGTTGAACCTTACCAAGGTGCTAACCTTGCTGCTAGCGGTATCGTTAATGGTAATCCAGTTAAGATCTTTGTATACGGTTCTGACTTTCAAAAAGGAAGTAGTACATTAAACGCGCCTCAAGGTGCTAATGT